GGAGCGTAGAAAGGGTGATATTGGAGAAAATTTCGCAGATGTTACAAAAGTAAAGGAAGAAATAGGATGGACTGCGAAAAAAACACTCGAAGATATATGCAGAGATGGATATAATTTTATCATTAATGCCACATATAAAACAACACACTTGTAATAAGGCTCTGTGTTTTATTCATTAAACGGAACCCTCCTCGTTCAGGATGAAGGTTATAGACAAAATGCTCTTCATACACTTGTTTGAAATACTTGTTATGTTGCTTTAAATATTCAACTCCTTCTTTATTTTCCAATATTCCATTCGTAAGATCTTCAACTTCAGTCGCACAGCATTTTAAAGCACTATTATCATTCCACCATTTCAACAACTTATCGCATTTATGTTTGATATGAAAATTCTCATTATAAATTTTTATCAAAATATCATCGGGTAAATCGAGAATTGAATTCCACACTTTATTTTCCATATTGGTATTGTCTTTTACTTCCATATTTATTTCGTTAGTTATTCATTATATATTTTTCGAAACCTCTTTCAATTTTATATAAAAAACGATATACAAATACATTTTTATTTATTTTTCTTACAAGTATCAAATCTTCAAAACATTAATAGTTTCATGGAACCCACCAGAAACCAATTTGTTCTCGTGTATAACGATACACGACACATGAGTAGTATGTGCGGACACTTTTGCGATGTGGTTGTGAGTTTTTGTGTCCCAAATATGGATATTTTCATCGTGATGCCCCGAATACAATCTGTTCTCGTGAAAAGCGAAACACATAGCACTACTATAACTATGCAAACTAAACAGACGTATTGGTGTGTAAGTTTTTAAGTTCCAAATGCGTATAGTTCCATCATCGCCCCCAGAATACAATTTGCCATCGTGAATAGCAAAACAATCCACAATAAAAGTGATAGGATACTTATCTACGTGAGAAGGAGGAAAGAGAGTCGCGATATCTTCGTAAGTTTCTGTGTCCCAAACGTGAATATTTTTACTCCCAGAATACAATTTGTTCTCGTGAATAATGAGACAATAAACCCTACTAGTATGCCCTCTCAAAACGGCGATTTGTTCGTAAGTTGTTGTGTTCCAAACACAGATACTTTCATCATAACTTCCAGAAAATAATTTGTTTTTAAGAACAGCGAGACAAGACACGCGACAAGTATGTCGTATCAAAGTCGCGATATGTGCGTGAGTTTTTGTGTCCCAAACGCGAATAGTTCTATCAATACTTCCAGAATACAATTTGTTGTCGTCCGCCTGTACGCAGAGACAATTCACATTATCAGTATGTCCTTTCAATGACCCTTTTTTCTTGTAAGTTTTCATGTCCCAAATTCGAATAGTTTTATCCCAACTCCCAGAATACAAGTTGTTATCGTGATAAATGATACAAAGCACAATCTCTCTATGCCCTCTCAAATACGCCAGGTCTGTGTATTTCGGTGTTTTAAAATACTCTCCAAACATTTTTTTTATTTGGACAGAGTCAGTAAATATATCTAAATTTACCTGGGTTTTCTCACCTCGTTTCTCTTTTTCTATGTTTTTAATAGCTCTGTCCTTAGCAATAAGAGTAATCCATATACAAAACTCGTATCGTTCTTCAACAATCTTCTTCATCGGGCGTATCGAAATTTTACTCATATTTGTTTAATTATAATTGAATATTTAAAAAAAATCAAATCAATTTTACAATTTATACCAGTGAAGATGTAAAACTTCCAATTGTTGATAAAAAATATTTTATATGTATTTACACAAAATTGAATTCATTTTATACTTATTTATGAAATGAATTAAAAATAACGATGAACGTAACTAATACTGATCTACTCAATAATAGATATAAATATTCGATTGATATTCTAGAACAGAATATTGTGAAAAATCATCTTGATGGAAAAATACTTTTGGCAACACAAACGCTAACACCCGAGTTTTGCGTCAAATACATATTAGATTTAGATATTGAAGGAGGCGGAGAAGAGTCGTATATATTTGACGTATGTTACATATTAGGGTTCCAAAAACATATTACAGAAAAAGAATTAATGGATTTAATATCTACTTAAAAATTTTAGATATAAAATACAACAGTTTACAGTAAAATATCGGAAACAATACCATCCACATTATACGGTTCTATAAATTTTAACATATCCGTAGACGTGATAGTGTAAACAAACACATTTACATTTTTATTACGCAAGAACTGAACTGTATTATAATTTAACATTGTCCAATCAAATGCTATAAATGATAGAGAATAATTATTAGTGATAATAGATAAAAGACTGAAAGTATAGTTATTCGAAGTAATAAGTCCAAGATTATATTTTTTTGTAGTATTCGATAAATAATGAATATGATTTAAATTAAAACTAGCCAACCAAATATTGGTTGTATTGATATTGTTTTCTATAAAAAACAAATCTAACATAGATGCTAAAATGTTAGACCCTTTCAAGTCTAGATATATTTTACAATTTTTATAGTCAATTACTCTCATAACAGTAGATAGTGTTACAACATCTGGTTGTTTTGATACCAATTCTGCGTAAGACATATCTTTTATTAATTTATTTTTATAGTGAATATCGTGATATAAGATGATTTGATTATCTTTATCTAATTGAACATCTAATTCTATCATATCAAACCCGTATTTTATAGAATCCTTTATAGATTCTAATGTATTTGCGTTTGATTTTCCACAATATCCACGATGAGCAATCTTAATAGTCATATGTGATGTATATATATTTATATACATCAAACAAAATACAAAAATTATATAGAGGATACTGATGATGGTGTATCAGTTACTTCTTTATTTTCATTCTCAGTTACACCATATCTTAAATATCTAGATATCATCATTTTAGAATTTAATAGATCATGTGTTGGTGTAACGACGAACCAATTGTATGCGGTTCGTTTTAACATATCATCTTCTGGAATATAAATACCACATGTGCGTTCGTCACAAAACTGAACAGGGGCTTCTTCTATAAGATTCTCAATGGTAACGGGTGTATTATCGATAGTTTTCACACCGATATGGATACCGTCTACCCGATTAATATGATTTCTTAAAACTTCATTATCAAGCCATTTTGACGTGTAGTCGAAAAATATAGACTCGTCAGATATATGAGGATTCTGATTTCTATTGCGCAAGTAATCGACCATATCTTTTGTTACTACGTTACGCTTGGGTGCTCCCATAAATAAATTATTTGATGTGAATTTTGGGGATTGTTTATTAACCACACTTTCACTATGATTTACCTTTTCACAAACAAATGGCTTATCGTTTTTGATATTATCAAGATATAAAGGTGCTAAGTTTTTAATACATACAAAACTGTTTGGTACAATAAACCCACCATATACATATAACAATTCTGCTAGACCTTGTTCTCTATATTGTTGTCTCGATTGTTCGGGTAATTCAGATACCTTTGTTTTCCAGCCAGGTATTAATTGACTAAATGAATCGTCATCAATTAAACAAACATTGAAGTCATCACTACAGTGATTGATAATAGATTTAATGGTTAAATGAATGTATGGTTGATTTAAATCTTGTGAACTTCTAGAACCGAAACTTTTCCATTTTCTAGCATTATATTCGTATTTTGTATGAATCCATAATTTCGGACGGTTATATCCATATAGAGGCGATTCATTTAACAAATATTTTCTAATTAGTTCATCTTCGCTTTTTCCGGGAGTAATCGCACCCTTAATTTTATTACCAAATGTATTAACAGCGAAGACTATTCCTACTGTTATTAACGTATATAATAAGTTTTTTTCACTAAATAAAGACATTATATACTAATATATATAATATAATGTTATTATTCTCACAACTATAAATGTCTAAATCCTAAAAATAAATGAAATAATCAATGTTATATTTTGACTCATTGTATTTTATCTTAGACGTGAACATAATATCATTACTTTTACATATTTGTCTTACGATATTCACAAATGAATTATAATTAAACTTGCGTGTTACATAAAACTTTTTTGATTCTTGATAATGAGATACTATGTTATCTAGAAAATCATCTTGTAGTTTAAAATATAATATTTTTTTGAATGCGTTATTGTCTATAAAATAATATTTATCGGTTTTTAAACACACCTTCTCGAGTAAATCAAATAAAATATCTATAGATATATTTTCTTTAAATATCTGTTTTAACATATGTAATAAATATACATTTAATTTGATAAACTCTTGTAAAAATCTTGCGTAAATAAAACAACTTCAATAATATCTTCGTGTAGATTGTGAAAATAGGTTATATATTTACAAAGGATGGGTAATAAATTATATTTCTTATCTTCATCGATTAATTCTGTATTTTTAACAAACGCATAAAATTTGTCTAGAATATCTATGACGGAATATCCATAATCATGAATATTATATAATATTTGAACAGCATCATCTATCTTATCATTTTGCAATAAAATAATATATTTTTCAAATTCTTTATACGATATATCGGATATAATTTGTTTACATTTATCAATATCGATTGTTTCTCCAATATTTGATAAGATAGTGATTTTTTCTAAATGTGATATTATTTCACGAATTGAGTACTTTGAAAAGGTAAGAATATATTTTTTAGTTTCAGGGGTTATTTGTAATTGTTCGCACTGGATAATATGGTCCATAATATTGGATACTGTATCCATTTGTGGCGATTTTAAACGAATAATATGAATTCTCGATTGTATACTCTCAATTACTTTATGAATATTTGAACATACTGATACAAAATGTATATTTGCCTTGTATTTATCAATATGATTTCGAAATACTTGTTGACTTTGTTCATTAATAAGGTCTAGATCGTCCACAATAACCAATTTTTTTTTCCCAAATATTGAACATTTTGACTGACTAAATGTTTTCATTTCATTTCTGTAATAGTTAATACCTTGTTCTTTGAGACTATTTATATGCATAATATTATTTTCAGGTATATTGTCTGTTTGTGATAAATTATAGTATTCTCTTATAATCGCATACAATAATGAGGTTTTTCCAGAATTACCCGAACCAGTGACTAAAATATTTAAATCATCTATTTTTATCAATGATTTAATCACTGAAATCAATTGTTCATTTCCTTTAAAATCATCAATATAGTAAGGTTTATATTTTGTTATAAATTGTTGTTTTTCCGCCGTTACTATATGTTGTCGTTGTGATAAAAAGAAATTTTCCATATTGTTTAATATTTATTAATAATAGTTAAACATTAAAAGATTTTATGTGATTTATGAATTAAATGAATAAATACGGCAAAATATCAAAATAAATACGTATATCCATACTATAATGTCTTCTTATTACGATATTCTCGAAATAGATAGAAACGCCGATGATAATGATATTAAACGATCATATAGACGAAAAAGTTTATTATATCATCCTGACCGTCCAAATGGAGATTCTGAAAAGTTTAAACAGATAAGTACAGCATATGAGACATTGGGTGATAAAAACAAACGTAAACAATATGATTTTGAACAACAATTTCAGGGTTCATCTCAATTTGGTATGTTTCCAGGTTCAACGCCATTTATGAATATGCGAACAAATATTAATGAAGAAGAAGTGAATGATTTATTCTCTACTTTATTCGGACATGTCGTGGCTGAAGGTATGAATGGACCAAGATTTGGAGGTGGAGGGTTGGATGAATTATTTAGTAAACAATCACACAAAAAAGCGTCTGTTAAACCTGAATCCATTAATATAAAGTTAATCATTACTTTCGAACAGTGCTACCAGGGTTGTTCATTACCAATAGTTATAAATCGTAGCATTATGATATCGGATACCAAAATAAACGAAGAAGAGACCGTATATATAGATATATATAAGGGAATCGACACAAATGAAATTATTATACTAAATGATAAGGGAAATGTGAATGACGACCAAATAAAAGGAGACGTTAAAGTTATAATTATAGTTGAAAATACAACACAATTTAATAGGGAAGGTCTCGACTTAATATTTCATAAGAATTTATCGCTAAAAGAATCATTATGCGGCTTCTCTTTTGATATTGAACATTTGAATAATAAAAAACTAGCATTTAACAATAAATCGAATACTACCCTGGTTAAACCAAATTATCGAAAAAAGATACCTAATATGGGATTAACTAGAAAAGATAAAACGGGATCGCTCATAATTGTATTTGATATCGTTTTTCCGGATAAACTTGACCAAGAACAAATGGATAAATTAAATGATATACTATAATAATTTCATTATTATTAAATAATGAAATTATTTTACCGGTATTTAAGATGAAATGCGTTTAGTAGGAATATTCACATCAACTAGATAGATTGAGTTTTCAGTCGCAATAATATACTCACTGCCGGTTTTGTAAATTTTCATAATAGGACTTGTATATTCCTCTTCACTTTTGACTAACAGTTTTTCTTGATTCTCTTTAACACCTATTAATACAGTCTTCTCTAAAGATTCGTTCCAATAATCTAACATAATCGGCTTATCATCGACAATGGCTAATTTTGTGGCGTGTTGTAGGGTTTTTTCTTCGGGCAATCTATAATTTCCTTTTTCGGATTCGGTAGATTCAATAAGAGCACTCATAATTATAGATTATTTATTTAGTTTTATTTAAATTATTATACGCAAATATATATTATTCCAGTTTTTACTAAATAATATCTATTATATATATATTGAAATGTCGGATTTGTCTAAATATGATGAAACAATAATTCATTTTTTTAAAAATCATTTATTACAATATCTTACAAATATCAGTTTGATAAATATAGGTCAACCAGATAATTCACATAAAATAATAGTACAAGGGTTTAAAACTATGTTACACGTGTTGTCTATTATTTACACAATCCAAATGCCCGAACAGCAAATAAACTCATATTTAGAGAAATGCCCATTACTTTTTATTGAATATACTGAACAAGTTTATTTAAAAAAGACGGATTCGGTTCATACACCTGATATGTTTGTATATAATGTGCTACTCGGAAATTTAACACTAGATCAGCATAACTCAACTAACTCTCCATTTATCACATATTTATATAAATGGTCACATATCATTCCATTTTGGGAAAACTCTCAACTTATCAATGACCAGCGTGAATATTTAGTGGCGAATTTTATGGAATCTTATATGTTGATTTTTTTTAATAATGATAAGCATCATTTATATCGTATTCTTGAAATAATCCAAAATACTATTAAAGATGATGCGAATGTATTCAATAAATACACCTTAATACTAACTAGTTTTATAAACTACTTTTCAAACAAAACTGTATCATTCACAAAGGAAAATATTCAACAAATATGCTTTGATAAATTTATGAGGGAACAAGATGAATATGAAAAACATATATCAAATATCGAAAGTATAAAAAATTCTGATGTAATGATAAAATGGATTTTTGAATAATAATATGATTTATATTAACGCTCTTCTAGTAGCTTTTTATAATTAACACTACATAATGTAATCTCTTTCTTGCGTACTTTCACGACCTTGGGTTTTTGTTGAGTAATTTCATTGGGAACACAAATATCTAAATATTCAAATTGGAGCATTTTCTTTATAAATGCGTATACAATCCTCAATACTCTCTCTGTACAGTTTCCCACAATTAAACAGCTCCCTGTTCTAAATACCATAAACGATACTTCGGTGTATTTTGATGTATCGTTTAGTTCTGATATTTTCTTCGAATGGTCATCTATCATAACTGAACCAGATTGTGCGTCGTCATCTGTTATTTCATTGTTATAATAAAACTTACACTTCACACCGGGGTAACTACACGGGTCAAATGCTGACTCTATATTATATTTGGATCTTAACATTGAATATAGTTTGTCCCGGTTTATGTAGAAACCACAATTAAAATTCGAATTAATCAAAACATTACTTTCTTTTTCACTATCTACAAATTCAACGTGTGTTGTTAAAATATTGGATAATAATTCAATTATCATCTGTTTAGCATTAATTAATAGTTCTTCGTTTATAATACCCGGAATTTCCATTTTTCCTGTATTAAACATCTTTACATGTATCTCATGAAATTTTTCATTATATACAAATCTCATTATTAATGCGAAGCAATTATAAAACGCATTTTTTACCTTTCCTCTACAGTTCATAATATCACGTTTTGATACTCCAATTGTGATTTTTCTCTCATCTTTAAATTTATTTCTCCTTGCTGTGGGGTTATCTATCGATTTTATCACGTGCTCGGTATAATAATTTAGATGACTTAATTTATCGGTATATGATTTATATTCTTCTTTGGTGCGAGATACAATTTTCATTTGTTTTTTTATTACCCCTTGTTCAGGACGCCAATATTCATTTACTGGGATCTTCCAAAATACGTTATTTATATCAATCTCTTGATTTAAATATAAAACCTTGGTCGTAGTTGATATATACAGTTCCTCACATTTAGGTAATTTAATTGGGATATAAGAACTATCAATTACACTCGGGGATTCTGTTACATTAGAAGTATCTACACCCATTCTGGTGTCTTGTAAGTAAGATTCCCATTCATCATCAATATTTTCGGACATTTATCTCTTTATATGTAATTTTGTAATATACTCTATATTGTTTCAATTTTATATTAGCATTTTTTTTCTATCGTTATGTTAATTAAAGATGTTACGCACCGAGTTAGCGAAAAAAACAACGACAACCTTGATTAAAATCAAATTACCTCAACCTATTCAAATTGAGGAAATTAAAGAACCCATAAATATTAAAAACACGATCTACAATCTAGTTGAAATTACTAATTTTTCAAATGATTCGATTGCTTCCACGCCTCCCGATAGATATTTTATGCAGAATCTTCGATCACGCATGGAGAAAAACTAAATGCTTTTTTTTTCATATTACTTATAATAAACTGTATGGTATCTTCCATTTCTGAATTTACACAGTGAATCGTTTTTTTTATTATTTCTATAAATTCCGGTGAAATCGTTACCAACTTACATCTTATTATATGGTTGAAATAACATTTTATCAAATGCATTTTGTCTATGTTATAATTTTTGCTTATTTGATATATTGTTTTAATGATAACATCCTCTTTAGTTTCCATACTAAACAAGTTGTGTAAATCATCTAACACTGTTGGTGTAAGTACGTTTTGATTCCATTCCGTTAAATTAAAGTTTTGATTTAATTGTAGAAAGTTTATCATACTACGGATGTCTGATTTATACATTGATTGTATGGTAAACAATGACTCATTTGATATATGTATATTCTCTTTTTTAACAATTGTATCTATAAAGGAAATAATGTCTTTTTGAGGCAATTGATTAAATCTTACACATATGAACTCGTTTTTTAATGGTTCGTCTATCTTACTTATATAATTACATATTAAACAAAATCGGACATTTGTGTTGGTTGTCTGTAATAGATATTTTAGCGCCTGTTGTGCGTTTTTAGTCATATAATCAACCTCGTCTAGAATCACAAATTTAAACCCCGTTTCAAATAAATTATTTGATTTAACAAATGAATGGATTTGGTTTCGAATAATATCTATACCCCTTTCATCGGACGCATTTAAATGTATCACATTACCTTTATTTATTCTACTGTAAGTCTTTTGATATTCTTGGATTAAATTAATAATCGTGGTTGTTTTACCTGTTCCCGGCGGACCATAGAATAATAAGTTAGGAAATTGATTCTTCTCAATAATTTGGGTAAAAAATTGTCTATTTATGGGGTCTAACACTATGTTTTCAAAATGAGTTGGTCTATATTTTTCTACCCACGGTATCTGTTCATTTTTTATATCACTCATAATTACTTATATTATAAAAACCCTATTATATTGTTTTTAGCATAATTATAAAATTGAATCCGTCAAAATATATATTTATAAATTATCATTATATAAATATATGAATTCTCAAAATATTGGATATCTTAGTATATGCTGCGGATGCATGTTCTCAGGCAAGACATCGTGGCTGCTACAACAATACAAAAAATATTCATATATAGGAAAAACAATATGCGTCATTAATTACGCCGACGATAAACGATATGATGAGAAAATGTTATCTACACACGATAAACAAATGATTCCGTGTATTCAAAGTTATTCACTTGAATCAGTTAAACATATTTTAAATAAATCAGATGTTATTTTAATTAACGAAGGTCAGTTCTTTAAAGACTTATTTAATTCTGTATGTGAGTTGGTCGAAAATAATAAAATAGTTCATATTGCCGCATTAGACGGAGATTTTAAACGACAAGAATTTGGACAGGTTCTTAAACTATTACCTATGTGTGATGATTATTTTAAAGTAAAGGCTTTATGTGCTACTTGTAAAGACGGCACACACGCTCCGTTCTCGTTTCGTTTAAGCACAGAAAGTCAACAAATTAGTATTGGTTCTGATAATTACCTACCTCTATGTAGAAAATGTTATAAAAATGCGAGTAGGCAAAATACTTCGGTGATAATTGAATCCCCGTCATAATTATCTATTGGATAAATATGTATATGGTAAAGTATTTTTTAAAACAATTTAAATAAATACGGGGTTTTCAATGAAAGGACTACTTATATGCCTAGAACAAAAAATGCGAAAGGTCTCTCGAAAAAGAAAGACACTAATGTAGAAAACATACAGATTGAAATTCAGGATACCTCATCCGCACCTGCATCTGAACCTAAAAAAAGAGGACGAAAACCAAAAGGAGGCAAACTTATTACAAAAGACGCCGGGCAAAAATTATCTGCTCCTGCACCTACAAATGTTATCTTACATTTGAAATGTTCTTTAAAAGAAATCGAGGATGATTTTATATTAAATAAAAATAATTTAATTGGAGATCCAATGAACTATAATGCGAGTATACCGCCTACGGTTCAGGCATACGACAATGCGAATAATGATAACAAATTCTTTGAATTGGATAACAGTATCGGAGAACATCCATTCAATGCTTATAATTCAAAAACTGTTGATGCTAATACTTGTGCGAAATGTATGTCCGCACCCACGCAAACTGATACTAATGTGAATATCAAAGATATTAATATGAAATTAAAACAGTTGAAAATCAGTCTTTATAAAAATGCGATGGACGAGAAAAAATCGGCTTGTTTTTGGTGCACATATGATTATGATAATCAATCTTGTTATATACCAAAATGCGAGAATGATGGTGAAATTCAAGGATACGGATCATTTTGTAGACCTGAATGTGCTGTCGCCTATCTGATGCGAGAAAATATTGACGATTCTACTAAATTTGAACGATATCATCTATTAAATCGAATTTATAACAAAATTTATGATTTTAAAAACAATATCAAACCTGCCCCAAATCCTCATTACCTTTTAGATAAATTTTATGGAAATTTAAACATACAGGAATATAGAAAATTATTAAATAGTGAGCGAATGCTTATGGTGGTTGAAAGTCCATTAACGAGAATTCTTCCTGAACTACACGAAGATACTGACGATTTCACTACTGGTATTTATGGTGGAAACAAGGGTAGTGCTACCCAAGCAGGAGGCGTTTATAAAGTAAAGCGTCAAAGTGAGAATAAGCAGTCTGTAAGTAAGGCAAGTATTATGAAAGAACGGTTTGGTGTTTCTACCGCAACTACGAGTAGTTAAATTATATAAACTAACACGGTTATATAATTTATTCAAAAACGATGCGTTGAAATTCTATATTATCCACATCGGACATAAAGCCTTTTTCTTCTATCTTTTTAAAGTTTTTATTAAAATAATCTAATGTAAATGGAAAATATATATCTCCGTCCATATCATTATCAATGACTGTAATATGAAATCGATTACAACTTTCGAAAAATTGTTTATATATCGTATTTCCGCCTATAATAAATACCTTCTTTTTTGTTTTATCTTGAAGATCTCTTAATAAATTATATGAATCTTTCATACATGTGAAAAATAAGGATTCAGTTTGTGTATAGTGAGTTGGCTTATTTGTGATTACTACATTTATCCGATTTTTCAGAGGTCCATTTGGTAAACTCTCGTATGTTTTACGTCCCATAACTATAATATGCCCTTTTGTTGTTTTTTGAAAATGTTTTAAATCTTCTGGGACATACCACGGTATGGTATTGTCTTTTCCAATTACACCTTTTTTGTTAAACGCTACTATGAGTTCAAACTTCATTTGTATGATTTATAACAATTATTTTATATACTATTTCATCTTAAAGGTAAAATTGAAACAGTTTAAAAACGAGATGATAGAATTAAACAATAATAATTATTATGTCGTCTGTATCGAACAAAACCATGCTCAAAAACTATGAATATTTGCTTTCTCTACCGATTGTTGAAAAACTAAACAAAAAATATTCTAATCTTAAGCGTGAAAACAAAGCGTTGAGATCTATTATAACACATTTGGGCGAAACAGTTAAACCACGTGAAATCATTGACTTGACTTCAGATACATCTAGTTGTGGTTCTGTTGATTTGTCTACTCCTATGGAGATTATTGGTAAAAATATTAGAATTGTAAAGCAGGAAGTTATTTCAGAACACAGTGATGAAGAGCATATTGTGTATGATATTGAAGAATGTAGCGGAGGAAGTCGGGTTAATGATATTGTAGTAAAGAAAGAGGAAGAGGAAGAAGAGGAAGAGGAAGAGGAAGAGGAAGAGGAAGAGGAAGAGGAAGAGGAAGAGGAAGAGGAAGAGGAAGAGGAAGAGGAAGAGGAAGAGGAAGAGGAA